GCGGCGGGATCGGGAGCGGATGCGCTGATGCCGGTGGGGCAGCGCGAGATTGGCGAGATCCGGCGCGAGGATGTGGAAGTCTCGACAGACGGCAAAGCGGAGCCGGTCTTCAGCGATGACGCCGTGGCGGAGCTGGTGTGGCGGAACTACCAGAACTCGAAGACCTACCTCGAACAGAACTCCTGGCTGCTGGACTGGCAGGCGGTGGATTACTACTACCAGAACCAGAACAATGACCGCTGGATGCGGCCGGCGGATGGGCGGCCGGTGCGGATTGCGCGCTACATCATCGCCAAGAACGCGAACACGATGGACAACCAGGTGCATCGCGGCATCTGGGGAAACCAGAAGCCCTTTGCGCTGCAACCGGAGGGCGGGACCAGCGAACTGCTGCTCGAGGCGTGGACTCAGTTGCTGTGGACGCTGATGAAGCGCGCTAAGACGGAGTACAACTTTGGGCTGGCCGGCGAGCAGTCGCGGATCTTTGGGACCGGCATCTTGCAGGCGGGATGGGAAGAACGCACAGTCGTCAAGAAACGGCGCAAGCGGAAGACGCCAGAACCCACGGCGACACTGCCGATCGGCGGCGAGCAGAGCATCGCGACCAAGGAAAGCGACGACTTCGAAATAGTGAAAGAGGGAGTGAAGGAATGTTGGCCCTTTTTGAACTTTCGGCGATTGGGCTTTACATTCTTCGACGAGAACTGGTCGACGCCAAACGCGCCCGAAGAGAGCGCGAGCTATGTGATCGACTGCGATTACGTGAACTTCCAAGACTTGCAGCAGTTGCGGGCTCTGGACTGCTACAAGCAGATTCCCGACGACGAGACGCTGATCAACTATTTCATCCAGAATCCCATGACGGGAACGGCGGCGCCCTCGACTGTGGCGGAAGGGTTGGCGGATAGCCAAAGCAGCCTTGCGATGCACGCGGCGGGCGAGTGGAAGAACCGCGGCGTGAATCCCTTTGAGACGAAGCTGATGCTGCTGACGATGTGGACTGGCGAGCGGGCGCAGGCGATTCTCTGCTACGACGGGCGCAAGTTGACCATCCGCAATGATGAGCACGAGATGGGAGACCATGCGCTGCACTACACCTTCAACTGGTGGAATGTGCCGAGCAGCGGATATGGCATGGGAATCGGCAAGCTCAACATGGACGATCAGCGCATGGAAACCGGCGTGCTGAACGAAGTGTTGAAGATGATTGGGATGTGGTTCAACACGCCGCTGCTGATCCGGAGGGGTGAGAATGCGCCGACGCAGAACATTGTGGCCGGACTTGGGACTTTCATGCAGGTTGATCCGGGGCCGGATGGTGATGTTCGGAAGGCGGCGACATATCTGGAGAAGCCGCAGATTCCTGCCGAGGCGTGGAAGTTGATGGACATGGCGCTGCATGGCGGCGAGGACCTGGTGGGGGCTAATTCAACTACCGTCCAGGGGAACCTGGGCGGTCCGGGCAGCTCTGCGATGCGGACGGCGACGGGCGTGAACCGCGTGGGCGGCAAGGCGGACGAGAGCGTGGCCAAGCCGGTGCTCTATGAGAGCTGGGCGCTGGAGCGCTGGATATACTTCCTGATCGACATGGTGCGATTGAAGATGCCGCTGGAAGAGATCCGGCAGATTCTACGCAAGAAGTACTCGGACGCGATCATCAAGAGCATCGATTTCGACGCTTTTTTGAATGCGGAGTTTACGGTGGATGTGCTGGCCGGGCAGCGGATGATGGCCAAACAGGCGATCCAGCAGTTGATTCCATTCATTCTGCAAATCTTGCAGCAGCCGCAGATTCAGGCGTTCTATAACCAGATCGGCATGGTGCTGGACTACCAGGCTCTCTTTGGGATTCTTATCCGGATGAGCGAGCTGGACGGCAACATCGATAACATCTTCCGCGCGATGACGCCGGAGGAAAAGAAGACCTTCGCACAGAACAGCCCTGGAGCGCAGAAGGTGCAGGGGCAGCTCGCGGTGGAGCAGGCGCGCGGGCAGAACAAGTTGCAGGAGACGCAGGCCAAGGGGCAAGTGGACATGACGACCAAATTGGCAACGATTGCGGCGGAGCACGCGGCTGGAAGTGTACCGATGGAGCGGGCCGAAGGGTTGCTGGAACGGAAGACGGACGAGCGCGAGCTGGAGCAGGGCGTGCCGGGGATGAACGGATAGGGGGATCGAAATGCCTCGTCTTGAGGACTTCCAAAACGGGGTGCCGCTGAATGAGGAGTTGCGGCGGATCAGGGCCGGGGTGATGGACGAGCCGGAGGCCTTGGCGGAAATTGCCGAGGCGTGGTCGCCAGATAACCCAGACCGGCCGCTGACGGACGCCGAGCGCGAGGATCTGGCGCGGCTGACGATGGAGCCGGGCTGGCGGGTGCTGAAGCGGCTTAGAAATCGCACTTTACACCGAATGGAGCAGGCGAGTATTATCGCTTCGAAGAGTAATCCACTGGAGCGGGAGCGGGAGATTGCGCTGGGATGGGCGAATCTGGCGATGTTTCAGGAGCAGATGAGGCTGGACCAGGCGGCGGTGGAGCAGGAGATTGCGGCGCTGAAGCGTAGTCAGGGATCAGGGGTCAGGGATCAGGGGTCAGAATGAACGCTTATTGGACGACGACGAAGACGGATGGGACGCCGATCACCGACGGGCGGCTGTGCCGGGTGGTAGACCCGGAGGACGGATCGACGCCGATCCGCGTGTATGGACGCACCGAGGCGGAGATCTTCTCGAAGATCGAGCGCACGATGATGACGGCGCAGGCCACGCTGGCGCGTGGCAGGGATCAGGGGTCAGTGGTCAGGGATCAAGGACCGACGCAGAGGCCGCCCGCACCAACCGCGCCGAATCCGGCGATCTTGACTCCGGACGAGACGATGCGGCTGACGCAGGATTTGCAGAACCCGGCCAAGAGCGCGGACGCGGCCTACCGGCTGGCGGAGAGCGAGCGGGCCAAGCGCGCCGATGCGCAGGAGAGCTACCTGGCGATCTGCCGGCAGTGGAGCGCGAATCACCCTGAATTTTACGGGCACCAGTTCAATCGCAATCTGTTGATCACATCGGCTCTGCTTTCGGTGGGCAACGATATTACGCGGATCACGCTGGAAGTGCTCGACAATACCTACCGATACCTTGAAGGACGCGGCGACCTCCTGACGGAGAGCGACGTTACGCCCAAGGCCTCGGCGAATGATAACCATCAAACCTCAACAGCGCAGCCAGGGGGAACCCTGGAAGTTGTACCGGAGAGGCCAACAAACGGCGTTGTGAGCGCGAGCAGCCACAGAAGCAACCGGCTGGGCGCACCGCAGCAGCCACAATGGAAGCCGAAGTACAGCCTTGAGGAGATCAGTAAGCTCACGACCAAGGAGACCGCGGCGCTGAATCAGCCGGGGCATCCGCGCCACAAAGAGTATGTGGAGGCGTGCGAATACTGGTACTCCGGAGCGCAGGCGATTGCCTGAGCGGGAGATGGAACCATGAAGGAGCAAACGCAGTACAAGATTTCCCACGCTATGGCGTGGACGCTTTATACCGTGATGCAGATCATTGCATCCATCGGCGGAGCTATCGCGGTGACCGGGAGTTTGATGTTGAACATGGCCTCCCAGGCTGCGCATTGCTCCGTGTTCTGTGACGGCGCCAGCCCGGCGAGCCAACAGACCGGCAATATGCCACAGGCCTCGCTGACGGTTCACTACAACAAAGCCTTTATGAAATGGCTGGCGGCCAATCTGTTTATGTACCGGATGTGCACGCACATGACGCAGCCGGCGAAGTCGGGTATGACCTTCCGCAACTTCATGCTGACGGTGCTGGGCGCGAGTATGCCGCAGCAGACGCAGGGAACGATTGGCTCTCCGCTGACCGTGAGCTGCAACTCCCGCGACATTCAGCTGGGACAGTGGGCCAACTACCTCAACTTCAGCGATTTCACGTTCATGACTTCGATCTCCGACGACCTGATGAACTATCGCAAGATGCTGGCCTATGTGCTGGGGCAAACCTACGACGACCTGATCATGGCCAACTTCGATTATCTGCGGACGCTGGACACCAACACCACAAATCAGGACTCGACTATCGGGCCGCTCTATGCCTTTACCAAGCAGATCATCGAGCAGATGCCCGCCAGTCTCTTCCAGGCCAAGGTGCTTCCGATGCCGTCAGCGGGACGGTTTATCGGCAAGATTCTGCCCGCGTTGATCGGCGACATGACGGCGCTGGACAACACCAATAACAGCATCGTGGATATGCTGAAGCACACCGGTGAGGGCCAAACCAAGCTGGAAGAGCTGACCGACGAGGACGAGGGCGAGAAGAGTGTCGGCATTCTGCGGCTGTTTGGCGGCGACTGGTTCCCGAGCACCAACTGCACCGCGACGACCAACTGGCAGGGCAGCGGCTTGACCGGCTACTCGACCTATTTGGCCGGCGAAGACGCGATGGTGCGGGTGACGCTGGAGAGCGCGCGGCACACCAACCCCGGCGTGAACTGGAAGAACCTGGACCTGTGGGCCGGCGAGTACGCGCGCAGCGCCTACGACGGCGCCGGCGTGATTGCGGCTGGGACCAGCTACAACATGATCAGCGGC